ATCCAACTCGGGCCCAACAGGGCCCAAACCGTGCCAGAAACCTAAGTCGAAAGACAAAGGCAAAGGTAAACAAATGAAATCGAAAACCGCACAAACTAGGAACTCGAAATCAACCCCACACGCCAAGGACAAACACACCGCCACCAAAGTGGAGGTAACCACGTCGGACACTACCCCGACACCCGTCCCTGACAACCGGCTGACAGTCAAATCACGTTATGCAATTTGCGACGAGACAGACGCGTTGGCAACCACTCTAACCCGCTTTAAGATCCAGTGGGGGGATGAAGATCCCAGAACCGGACACCCAGTCATGCACTACACTCGTGCCCTGGCAGAATTGGAAGCTCACAGAGCTATACGATCCCAGGCCGGCCGACACAACTTAATCGTTGACGTAGGCGGTGCAGCCCACAGGCATAAATTGTCAGGCGCCTTTTACACAGGCCCGTTGTGGGTGGCAAGACCTATCGTAGACGCAAGTGACCTCTTGAGAGTGAGGTCGACCACAACTCGTGGAACTTGCAACCACGTTGGGCAAGCATGTGACCACATAGATGCCGCTTACGGCATCATGATGGTGCACACTCTGTACTACTTCACCCCAGATGAAGTTGGAGACATGCTTTACCGGACTCACGGGCGCGCTGGAATAGCGGTGCACCATGAGTTCCCACATGACAGTGGAGACATCTGCAGTTCCTTTGGATCAGCAGAAGCTACGTACACTAAGATCGATGGAATGATTACACAGCACACCAGGGGCAACCCAGTGCCGTACACTCATCCCTCCCTCGATTGGATGGCAGCAGGAGAGCACAGGTATTGTCGGGGAGACAAGACCTACCAGCTACTCTGGGTCACCAAGGATTACGTAGGACCCTCCGCAGTCACGCGGTTCTGGCTTAACGAACAACAGTACGTGAAGCCAGTCCGCACCATACTCCCACCCCTAGATCCCAACGTCCAACGACTGAAGGAGCTAGCAGCAGCAGCCCACCCGGTTGACTGCTCTTGCGGCTGTGCTTTTACAGAGCTATCACTTTTAGGTAGCATCAAAGGCGCAGGCATTGCAAGGAAAGGATTGCACCTCATCGTATCGAGGAATAAGCATTTTCCGATTGTGCTTCCGATCTACATCCTACAGCGTGGTACTACGTACATGCTAGGGAAAACAAGAACGGAAGAAACTTTCAAATCGTTACTCATCTATCTACGGAAAGAATATGAGTCATGGGAACGGAAATCGAAAGCCAAAGTCAGCCTCTCGGCTGCTAGCGCCATTCGAATCGCAACCGTGGTTTCATTTCTAGAAGGGCTGGAAGCAGACGTCGCCGTCGCTGACCACCTCAACCGTTTGAAGAGGAAGTTTGAATCACACTCAAAGCGTGTCCAGTTCATGGGATCGCACTATGCTTGGCCACTTCCGTGGTCACCCACTAAAACCATGATTGCCCTCGGCGCAGCCACATTCTTCGGGATTGGCAGCTGGGTGCAGTACAAATACCTTCAAACACCGAAGAAAACGTACAGTAAACACAAGTCGAAGGCTTATGTTGACAGTACACTCGATGGTTGGGTAAATGGCGTCAAGAATGCAGTTGTTAGGCATTTTGACGCAATGGCTAGCGCATCAGTTCGAACCGGATCTGGAGCGTGTTGTGAAGATCGATGGTCTGCAAAAAGGCAAATAACACAAGAGAAGAAGGATTGGTTTGGTCTACTTCTCCCAAGCAGAGTGATGCTTGGAGTGGGATTGGCAGGAGTTGTGTTGTACGGCGTGCATTTGGCATGCCTGCGCAAACCTGTGGTACGTGATACACCGGAAACGTTCATAGTGCCAGAAAGTGTCGGGAACAAGGCTATGGAGAGTCCAGAACCTTGGGTGCCCGACATACCAAAACCACACAAAAGTGTGCCTTATCGTACTCGCTTTCGCAAGAAGCAGTACGATTCAACGTGGACGGAGAAAGCTGTTTTGAGCATCACGACCACAGGGAGGGCCCAATCTGGGCCAGAGTTCACACCTCTTCAAAGTGTGACGGGTGTTAAAACCAAGTCAGATGGGAATGGCGCAAGCAACCAGGAAACTGGCCAAGAGTCCGAAAAGGACACCGATGCCAATGGCAGCCCTCCAGCTCCATTGGTCGCCCAACGAAACGAAGAAGAGGAGGATGATGACGAAATGCCTCCACTTGAGAGCGACAAGAAGGTTGTTGTAATCAAGGACCAGCCCAACAAAGAAGCCACCGACGAAGTAGGATTGTTAGTGGCATCGATGGAACGACTGGAACTCTTCGGAACAGACCAAACTGCGCAAAACAGTAATGGTAATCGTTGGACTCGCGCTGGGAAAACGCCAGTTCGAGTGCTCCGCCAAACAGCAACGACGGAATTGCGACCACAGGACAAAGAAGTCAAGATCAAGGCTTTTGACAATCCTAAAATCAAGAAACACGAGTATTACTACTTGCGAGGACCGGGTTACATGAACTTAACACCCGGGGTCTACCACAACAACCCAACCAATGAGCTAATCGCTATGCGTAACAGGCACATCATTCATCCACCGGATTTGGCGGGTGACTGGAATGAGCACTGTGCGGCAATGGCAGCAGAATTGGCGGCCAATGTGGCAAATAATGTCAAACTTCAACCGAGCTACAAGTTTTGGAAGAAGAATTTTGGGCAGAACAGACAGAAAGAGTACGATGAGTGCATGACAGGGTGGCCAGCCAATGTCCACGTCAAGCGCAATCATCGTCGTGCCGCTTTCCTCAAAGTAGAGCTTGGAATACCCAAAGCGGACAGTGACGTCCGAGTGGGGAAACCACGCCTCATCCAGGGTTCGAAAACCCAGGTACCAAATGTTTCTTTGGGACCATATATCCATGTATACAGCAAGGCGCTGTCCGCTCCGTTTACCGGAATCGACATCACCAACCCAGATGATTGGGAAGCTAGGATGGAACAATGGCCACAATTGGGATACACCAGCGGCAGCACAGTAGTTGCAGTTGGACAATGGTTTAGCGACCATCTCATGGCGGGATACTTACCGTTAGAGAACGATTATTCATCGTACGACGCTACTCAAGGCAAAGGGGCCCACGAGACAGAAAAAGCATTTCTGTTCCACCCCGACCTAAACATGTCCTACACCGCCAAAGAATGCGTTGAGCAACAAGCAGATACCAACGGGGTATCCCGATTTTTCCGGTACAGTGTGTCACACACCAGGAAGAGTGGGGACCAAAATACCTCGTTTGGGAACACTTTCCTCAACTACTTCGCAGTCAAAGCCGCTTTCAGAGCGTTTGAGAAGAAAACCAAAATCAAAATCAAGTGGAGTTCAATAATCCTTGGTGATGACGCGGTTCTCATGCTCAAGTGCAATGAGAGTGAACGCGAACAATTTGCATTGTTCGCTGGACCTTGGATCCGATCTCATCTCGGATTCAAATCCAACTTCGAGATTCGCAGTAACCAGTGTGTTGGTTATTGCTCAATGCTGTTCATGCCATGTAACAGAAATGAACAAGAGACTTACGTCTTAGCTCCAACCTTGGAGCGTTTCGTTACCAAAATTGGGTTCACTGCCAAAGCAGTAGGCTCCAAAAGTGGTGCAGAGTTCAACACAAGCGTTGCCCTAACTAAGGGCGCGGTCATGTCTCAGGGGCAGATCGCAGCGATGCCGGTGTTGAAGGCATACTTTGACTATTACACCACCAACAAAAGTCAAGAGATCAAGAAGGTCGTGTGGGCTGGCAAGCACACCCACGACAACGACCTGTACCTAACCACCTCACCCAAGACATTGGATTGGATGAACCAGGTGTATGGATTGACTCCGATTGACATCAAAGAGCTGGAAGGGTTCATCACACGAGGGCTAAATAGCACCCGTGGTGGACCATCTCTGTGGTCGCACGTCCTTATGGACCAAGCGATCCAGCATCTACGCAAGGCTAGCGCCTGTGCGTAGATGTACCAGCCGGCGCCCCTAGGGAACTCCCCGAACCAAATATGGAAACAGGCGCCCGACTAGGCTAGGAAAATTTACTTCCACAATGACGAAAACAAAACAAAACACAAAAACGCAAAACCAACGAGCAAGGCGCAACAGACCTGCTCGGAACGGCTTAGGATTGAACCCCTACGTCGAAATGGTGGCTGACCCCTGCGGTAGCACCCTAGTACCTGGACTTTACGGTTCATCGGAAGGGATGCTCGCTCGGCTCAAGTCAAGCACATCTGCCTTTATGGGTGGAGCCAACACCTGTGGCTATATGCTCTGGTGTCCCGACTACCACCCTGAGACCTTCACTGGGCCCATCGATAAATCCAATGTGTGGATTTGGACTACGACGGACCCAGCGATCAGTCCGGCGAATACTCCAACGAATCCCTTTGGGACTGGAGGAATCACCGCCCTCTCGCTCAACGACCCAGCCTCTGTGCTGGTGTCCGAATCACTCGTAGCTGACGCTCGAGTTCTCGGAGCGTGTGCCAAGATCACGTATTATGGCAAGATGCTCGATGCAGCTGGGGAATTTGCTTATCTGGACAACATTCCACCGCAGGCCATCCTTACAGGAGGGCCGGGTGGGGTACCGTTGACAGTTAACAACTTGATGCAGTTCTCAACAAACAAGATGCGCTTTGGAACGGACACCTATGAAGCGGTGTACCGCTCCAGCGACAACTCCTCAATCTTTCGCGACACTGATGACGGTGTAATGCAGTACCAAATTGGCGTAGACTACGCCAGAGTAACGACCTCGGCTGATACTCTCCAACCTCGATGCTTCGGCTTCGCTTGGAGGAACACGCAGCCGGGTGCTGGTATGGCAATTGACCTCACAAAGTCCATTGAATGGCGACCCAATATGGAATCCGGCCTGATGCAGGTCCCGATCCACGTTGGAGGAGGCACACTCCTACCATCAATCCAGGCTGCCCTGGACGCTTATGAAAGGCGCACGGGCAAGTCCAT